GGATCAGAGGCGGAATCTGCACTGGCCGATGCCGCCAGTTCTGCCGATGCGCTTGCAGCGGGGCTGAACGACACTGCCGCTGCTGCGGGTGGCGCTGGCGGTGCCGCACGTAATGCCGGTGCGGCAGCGGCTGCGGGTGCTGAAACAGCAGCAACCGGATGGGCAGCCGTCACCGCGTCGCTCGCCGACTATGCCGCCAAGGCCCGCGATATTGGTGGCGATATCGGCCAGACATTGGTCGGGGCCTTCCAGAGCGCTGAGAACGCAGTGGCCACCTTCGTCAAATCCGGCAAGCTGGATTTCCGCGATCTGGTCACTTCGATGATCGCCGATCTGGCGAAACTCGCGGCGCGGCGGTTCATCCTTGGTCCCATCGCCAGTGCCCTTTCCGGCGCGCTGGGCGGTGCGGGCGGCTTGTTCGCAGATATCCTGCACGCGGGCGGTACGGTCGGATCACCCGGACCGGGCCGCATGGTGCCAGCGATGGCCTTCGCGGGCGCGCCACGTATGCATTCCGGTGGCTGGGCAGGGCTGAAACCCGATGAGGTTCCGGCGATCCTGCAACGCGGTGAACGGGTGCTGTCGCGTCGTGAGGCTGCTGGATATGGACAGAGGGCTAGTGCCGCCCCGAATATCTCTGTCACCATCAACGCCCGTGATGCCGAAAGCTTCCGGCAATCCCGCACCCAAGTCGCGGCCGACATCGCCCGCGCCGTGTCGATGGGTCGGAGGGGCATGTGATGGCGTTCCACGAAGTCCGGTTTCCCGACAACATCAGTCGCGGCGCGCGCGGCGGGCCTGAACGGCGGACCCAGATCGTTGAGCTGGCTTCGGGTGACGAGGAACGCAACGCCAGCTGGGCCAATTCGCGCCGCCGGTATGATGTGGCCTACGGCATCCGCCGTGCCGATGATCTGGCGGCGGTCGTGGCTTTCTTCGAGGCGCGCAACAGCCGCCTGCACGGATTTCGCTACAAAGACTGGGGCGACTACAAATCGAGCCTGCCGTCGCAACCCGTGACCCCGACCGACCAACTCATCGGCACCGGCGACGGTATTGTCACCAGTTTTGCATTGCTGAAGCACTACACCTCCGGCGCGCAGGCCTGGACCCGCGCCATCGCCAAGCCCGTCGCGGGCAGCGTGCGCATCGCGCTGGACGGCGTCGAGCAGATGTCGGGCTGGAGCGTCGACATCACCACCGGCGTCGTGAGTTTCGACGCCGCTCCCGGCGAGGGCGTGGCCATCACCGCTGGCTTCGAATTCGACGTGCCCGTCCGCTTCGATACCGACACGCTCGACGTCACCCTCGATATCGAACGGCTCGGATCGATCACATCCATCCCCCTGCTGGAGATCCGGAGATGAACGAAGAGACCCGCTTTCTGGCTGCGGTGTTGCGTGATCTGGCGGCGTCCACTGCCGTCATCCTCGCCGCCTGGGGCGCGCTGGGCGGCGCAACAAACGCGCTGACAACAAAAATGCGCCTGCGCGACGCGCTGCGCCACATCCTGCTCGGCGGGTTGATTGCGGCCGGAATGGGCAGCATGTCGATGGCGGTCATCGCCGCCTGGCTCGGCCTGCCGCCCGAGGCGATCCCGGCAGGCGGGGCTGCGGGATCGGCGGCTTATCTGGTCGGCGTTTTTGGTCCGGCCTTTATCGAAATCGTCCTCGCCCGGCTGCGCCACACGAAAGGCGGCGACACCGATGCATGATCTCCTCCGCCTTGCGCGCACCCTGCGCAGCGACGCTGCCGACCCAAACCAGACCTTCAACCACCGCATCCGCATCGGCATCATTGTCGCGGCCCTGATCCTGCTTCTCTCACTTCTCGGGTAAATACCATGCACATGACAGACCGGGGCCTTCTGGCCCTCGCCCGGCACGAAGGTCTCGTGCCCGGGCCCTACAGGGACGTGAAAAACGTCTGGACCTTCGGCATCGGCCATACCGTCGCCGCCGGACCGCCTGATCCAATCGGTATGCAGCGCGGGATGCCCTCCGATCTCGATGCTGCGATTCGGGCGGCATTCCGGCTGTTCCGCGCCGACATCGAGATCTACGAGACCGAGGTACGGCGGGCCATAACGGTACCGCTTGCACCGCATGAATTCGATGCGCTGGTCAGTTTCCACTACAACACCGGCGGTATCGCGCGTGCCATGCTGACCCGCCATCTGAATGCAAGCGACCGCGAGGCGGCTGCGCAGGCCTTCATGGGATGGCGCAAGCCCGCCGCGATCATTCCACGCCGCGAGGCCGAACGCGATCTGTTCCGCCATGGTCGCTATCCGGGCGGCACCATCCCGGTCTGGGCGGTGGACCGATCGGGTCGCGTCGATTTCTCCCGGCCCGTTCGACGCCTGAGCGAAGACCAGGCGCTGGCGCTCTTGCGCCCGGCCTTCACGCCACCGCCACCCATTATCCCATCCACGCCAGCCGCAGAAACCAGTTGGCTCGCTCAGCTGGCCACTTTCCTTTTCAGCCTGATCCGGAGGACCTGATCCCATGCGCTATTTCCGTCCCAATTCCCTGACCTGGTGGGCGGGGTGTCTCGCCGTTCTTACCGGCGTGGCATCTGTCCTGCTGCCCGCCACCGGGCCACTTGCCGAGCTGTCTCGTCTGGTCGCGCTGCTGGCAGGCTCCGCCGATGCATCCCCGGCCGGGCTGATGTTCCTCGGGCTTGGCCTGATCGGCCTGCGCGACCGGATCGAGCGCGGGTTTCAGGGCGATGTTTGAGTTCCTTGCTGGTCTGGTCGTGGGCGGCTGCCTCGGCGTCTTCATCGTCGCCCTATGCGTCGCCGCAGCTCGCGGGGAGCGGGATGATGGCTGAGGTCCTGATCTGGCTGATTGCGGCTCTGGGCGCGGTCGGGGGCATGGTCCTCGGTCGCCTGCTGGGGCGCGCGGAAGGCAAACGCACAGGACGAGAGGAGGCTTATCAAGATGCTCGAAGCGATCAAACTGACCGGATGGACGCCGGGCGCGAGGCTGTGCGCGACGGGCGCGATGCTGGCGATCCTGCTGACAGGCTGCGCAACAACGACAATGCCTGGTGATGCTGGCTGCGCCTCCTACGGCGAGGCGCGCCTTGCACGGCCCTCTGCCGAAACCGTCGCAGAGGTGCCGGGCGATTGGGCGGACTGGATCGCCGATCTCGACGACCGCATGACAGGAACCTGCCGATGAAAACCCTTTCCCCTGACCTGCAAGCCCATCTCGACGATGGCACCACCACGCTCGCATGGTGCTGGCGGATTTCGCGGGCGGACGGCGCGAGTTTCGGCTTCACCGACCACGACCGGACGCTCAACTTCGATGGCACCAACTTCGAGCCGGAAAGCGGGCTGACCGCCTCCGAGGTCCGCTCTGGCTCGGACCTGTCGGTCGATGCGCAGGACGCAGAAGGCGTGCTGACCTCGGACCGGATCACCGAGACCGATATCCTCGACGGCCGCTGGGATAACGCCGAGGTCGAGGTCTGGCGTGTGAACTGGGAGGATACCGGCCAGCGCGTTCTGATGCGCCGCGGGGCCATCGGCCAGATCCGGCGCGGGCGGCTGGCCTTCGTCGCCGAGGTGCGCTCGCTCGCTCATATGTTGGGCCAGACCGTGGGGCGGACCTTCCAGGCGACCTGTGACGCCGCCCTCGGCGATGCCCGCTGCGGCATCGATCTGGAGAACTCCGCGTTCAGGGGCACGGGTGTTGTTATCGATCGCCTGCGCGACCGGGCGTTCACAGCCTCGGGGCTCGGCGGATTCACCTCCGGCTGGTTCACCTTCGGTACCGCCGAATGGACAAACGGTACGAATGCCGGTCGGCGCGCCGAGATCATCGCACATGACCTGAATGACGGCATCGCGGTGCTGACACTGCTCGAAGCGCCCGTGCGGTCCATTGCCGGAGGCGACGTCTTCATTGTCCGCGCAGGCTGCGACAAGCGTATCGAGACTTGCAGCGCGAAGTTCGCGAACACCGCCAACTTCAGGGGCTTCCCGCACATCCCCGGGCAGGACGCCGTATTGCGCTACGCCACCAAGGACGGCGGGCACGAGGGGTCCGTGCTGTGACCTCCGCCGATCCCACGCGCGTCATAATCATCGCGCGGTCCTGGCTCGGTACGCCGTATCACGACCAGGCCAGCCTGCGCGGTGTCGGTTGCGACTGCCTCGGGCTGGCCCGTGGTGTCTGGCGGGAAGTCGTCGGGCCAGAGCCGTTCCCGATCCCGCCCTACAGCCGCGATTGGGGTGAGACCGGGCCGCGCGAGGTGCTTGCGATCGGCGCGCGGTGCATGATGCCGGAAATCCCACCGTATGAGGCTGGCCCGGGCGCT